TTGACGAAGGTTTGATTGATGTTGAGCCCGGCGAGCGTATAATCTCCGTCCTGCACGGTCAGCACGCGCGTCGTTCCGGTAGTCAGCCCGTCCACCTCCAGGCGCGCGATCTTCGTCGCGTCCGATGAGCCCTTGGCGATGCCGGTAGTATCGACGACAGGCAGCGATGAGCCGCCGCTGGCGGCCTGCCAGGAGCCGGCCCCGCCCGTACTCGTGGCCGTCCAAACGTAGCCGACTGTCGCCGCGCCTGTGTCGATTGTAAGTCCTGTGGTAGTCAGCGCTCCAGGAACGTCAACCGCGCCGCTTGTGCCGATGGACAGCCGTCGAGCGGGAGAGCCAGCGCCCTGGTTCTGATAGATAGCAAAGTCGCCGACAGCAAGGCCAGAGGTGCCAAACAGCCAGCCTCCGTTGGTGTCGTCGGTGCGGTACAGTCCGAAGCTGACGAAGCCGGAGGTACCGGTGACCCACAGTGGCGCAATGTTTTGGCCTGCACCCAGCGCTGGTCCATTGTTGGTGATGGTTGCCGCGTTGAAGTTGCCGCGCACGCCGAAAAAGTCGCCGTACTTGTACGTTGCGGAGCCAATGGAGCCGTTGCCAGAAAACAGCGGGACCATGGTTCCATCGACGACGCCGTTGACGAATGAGAACGTAGCCGAGCCAGTGGCGGCAATGCTTCCGAGGATCGTCACCGCTTGATTCTTGATCGTGATAGCGTCCTGATACGTTCCCGAGCCAGTTGCTGTTTGGATGGCAAATTTCTCATCTGTGAATACTGCCGACTCGTACCCCGCGCACACCCGCGCCGCGCCATAAATGGTACTGGTGACGGTATCGGTAGAGGCAAGCACAAGGCACGCCGGATCATAGAACCCGCTGTTGTTGGTCTGCGATAAGGTGAGCTGGTTCTGGACGCTAGCGATAGCCACCGTTTGCGGATTGACGAAGGTCTGATTGATGTTGAGCCCGGCGAGCGTATGATCTCCGTCCTGCACTGTGAGCACGCGCGTCGTTCCGGTAGTCAGCCCGTCCACCTCCAGGCGCGCGATCTTCGTCGCGTCCGATGAGCCCTTGGCGATGCCGGTGGTGTCCACAACGGGAAGCCCGCCAGCCGCCGCTTGCCAGGAGCCAACGCCGGAACCGTCCGAGGTCCACACGTAGCCAGACGCCGCGCCTGTGGCGATGGTGAGGCCCGCAAACGTGGCCTCTCGGCTGGCGTTTATAACCGTTGTCCCACTTACCCGATAAGCTGGTGAGCCGGTAGCGTTGAAGGTCGCAGCGTCAAGCACTCCAGTAACTGTGACGGCTTGATTTTTGATACTGATGGCCGTATCGTATGCGCCAACACCGGTTGCAGTCTGGATCGTGATGAGTTCGTCGGTAAAGGACGCCGTGTCGTATCGCCCGCAGATGCGGCCAGCCACGTAGGTATTGGTGGTGGCGGCGTCCGTGGCGGAAAGCGCCATACACGAGCCGTAGACGCCTTGCGTAGAGTTAACCACGTTCGTCAGGTTGATGTATCCCGCAGATCCAGCAGTGACAGTCGCACTGGTCAGTGACGCGGCCCTCGCCGAATCAATGACCGTTGTTCCGCCAACCCTGTAAGCAGGCGACCCAGTGGCGTTGATGATGGCCCCGGTGATGTTGCCCGATGCCGTAAGAGCGCCGGAAAGGTCAGCCGCAGCGCCGTAAATGTTGGCCCATCGGGCGGAGGTTGCGCCGAGGTCACCAAACACTGAATCATCTACCGCGTCACCATCGGCGATAAGGCGTTTTGCCGGGTAGAGATGCCCGAAAAGGGAAGTATATTTGAGAGGCGTGCCACCCAAGGCGCGATAAGCTTCGAGCCAGCGGCTTCCGGCGTTATCCCGAATCTTGATAGATGACGTTGCAGCCATCGAACCAGACGCCTGAATATCCCACACGCCTGTACCGCCGGACTGGTCGAGGATGTTGTATTTTCGCGTGGTCAGGTAGTCCGCAGACGCCGTGCTGCCAGACTTATAAAACTCGCCGAACTTGGCGTAAACGCCCCTAATTCGCGTTCCGGTCAACCCGGCATCCACGGCGTCATGCACCGAGGGATGCAGCATACCCGTTGCACTCAGGCGCCACCGCGCCGCTGAATCAGTGTAAAAGTCTATCGGGTGATTCGAGAAATTGCCGAAATTGCCCACGCCAGTCCCCGGCTGCATGCGCATGGTCGTCCCGTTATCGCTGAAGGTGTGATATCCGTATGTGACCACTTGCCCCGCTGCATACTGCCCAGTCAGTACGTTATTCCGGTAGATCAACACGTCGTGCGAGTCATCGGTCCCGATGTGCATATCAGCGCCAAACGTATCCCCGCCCTGGCTGATATTCATCAGCCCAGTGGACGACGTTGACCACGCACCATTAACCCGGTAAATGGCCGCCCCTGTGCCGCTTGCCGCGCCCGTAGACGTGCAGTCGGTGCAATACATCACCGATCCGTCCAGCGCGTCGGTAGGGATATTCGCGTGCGTGGTTTCAAGCGGAGAGTCGAGGTCTATGTCCACGCTGGAGTTGATGACTTCACTGCCGGTAAAGTTGTTTCGGCCGATACGGATCTGGGTACCCTGCGAAGCGGTGACGGCGTACTGTCCGCTCTGGCACATGTTGCCGATGAACGAGCCGCCCACCATGCCCGGATTAGCAAACTCCACGCAAGTAAAAGTGCCGTCCTCGCCAGCGTCGATGATGATATTCCCAAGCACGTTCACGCCGTACCACGCGTCAGTACCAGACGCGCGGATACCGCCCGCCTTCATACGGTCAAAGCTGTTCGACGTAATGTACAGTTGCCCAGTCGAGGCGCCGCTGTTCGGGTATAGGTCTACGCCCCACTGAAAATTGTTGAGAATCTTGTTGTCGATGATCTTCAGCCCGCCGCCGCTTTCGTAACGGATCGCAGCATCAGCCGCTGGCGTGTTTCCAATTGTGTTGTGCGCGATGAATCCGTCGCCGCCGTCTGGGTTAAAAATATTCTGCGCGTAGATGCCGTACTTCGTGGAGTCCGCGATCTCGTTGCGCGTAATGACCGGCTTGCAGCCGTCCTTGAGGTGGATGCCGTAGTAGAACTGGTAGATGAACAGGTTGTCAATCTTCGATCCGCAGTTGTGATTGGTTGACCCGTCCACGCCCAGCCGAACCGCCGCGCCAGCCGAAACTTGCGGTGATGCCGCCATGATCGAAAAATTCGACATGGTGACAGGCGCGGCAAGGTCCACGTCGATCGCCACGATATCGCCGTGCGCGGTGATGACTGATCGCACGCCACCACCCCCACCGCCTTCGAGTGTTAAGCCCTTCTGGATGACTGTTCGCTCGTAAACGTCAACGTTAGTGATGAGCAAAATATCGCCGTGATCGGCAATGCGCTCTGTCTCGCGGAAGCCGGCGTTCTGGATGGTCCATGCGCCGGTATGAGAGTTCGCCGCGGTGAATTTGATAGTGCCGCTTGCCGCTCCGCTGCTGCATGTACCAGCGCCACCGCTGACTGATAGAGGAGCGGCTTCAGCGGTACCGGTGCCGCCTGAAATGTAAACGTAGAGCTTCGTGTCGGTCGCATCCAGGCCGGACGGGCACGGAGTGAGCGTAACGGTCGTGAGGCCGGGCGAGATTGAACCGCCTGGCGTCTGAATCCAAAAGTAGTCTGATATGCGGTAGCGCGTGGACGCGCCGGAACAGTCGCGCCAGCCCCATTGACCCGCGCCGTCGGTCGAAAGGCATTGGCCGCTGGTGCCGTCGGCGGCGGGAAGGGTCGCGTCAACATTCGCAGACATCGCGCCGGCGCGTAGCTTGAAATAGTCTGTACCGCTCGCGCGCGGCTCCTGGAACCACACAGCGCCCGCAGTGGTGCCGCCCTGGCTAACCTTAAACGGTGTTGTGGCCTGTCCAAAAACAGACAGCGCGGATAGGATGAGGATAAGTTGTCGCATTTATGTTTGGTTATTGACGGACAAACCGCAGAACCACCACAACCCGTCGCCAGCTCGTCCGACAAACGGGAATACGAAAGTAATGCCTGGGGCTTGTGGGATGAGGGTGTTGGGCAGTGTGGCGAACCAATCCGCGTGAAAACTGACCGTGTAAGGCGAAGCGCCGGTCTTGCCGAACACGTAAAGCGTAGCGCCGGGGGTGGCTGCTACGTCGGGCGTAATTGTAGTATTCGCCGTCAGCGTGCCAATCTCATGGATGTACGCTCCCGCGCCGCTGGAGCGCGTCACCGCCGCCCCGCTACCAGACATGCCGCCGCCAGCGGTGGAGGCGCGTAGTATATCGGTGTAGGTGCGGAGGAGTGGCCCTTTGATGGCTTCGATGCGCCCGCGCCACTGGTAGGTGGCGGTATCGGTGACGCCCTCCATGTGGGAAAGGTTGACCGAGCGGACAAGAAAATTGCCAGTTGTGCCGTAGCCCGAGCGGGTAAACGACAGCACGTCGCCGGGGCGGATTGTGAGGAGGTCCGGTTCCTTGAAGTCGTTAGTCTCAGCGGTGAGAACGTATGTCAGTTCTGAATGCGCGTCTAGGTAGGCTTGTGCCGCCGTGGTCGCGTCGGAGCGGGTAAGCTGCCCTTCTAACTCGATCAGCTTGTGGTAGATGCCGCTGTTGCCTTCGGCGGTCGAGCGGGCGGTGATTTCGGCGGTATCGGACACGCCGACATAGATCAGGTCCAGCCCGACGTAGGTGACTTCCAGCGCAACGGCCAGCGCTAGCGCGGCATCCGCGTCCTCCTGACGGATTTCCGCGCTTCCGGCCTGCCAGTACCAGTCTTTGCCAGTATCAACGCCCAGAATGCCGACGAGCGCATCGACGCCCGCGACGCGGACGGTTGGCGCTTGCGCGATGGGGTAGTCAACGCTGAATGACTTCGTGGTGCCGTCGCCCGCAAAGGCTTGCACGTCTGGGTCGCGCAAAGCCTGCCCGACTCGGGCGGTGACGGTGTTGCAGTAGTCTTCGCGCGTGGCTCGCACGGATAGACTGGAAACGTTAGTCCCGTCCGTAATGGCAAACGGCGCATCGGGTGGGGCCGACGGGGTAAAGAAGTTGAGCCGGTTTAACTCGTCCACATACCAGCGCATCCCGGCCATTTCGGCCAGGGAATCGAAGGCTTCTTTGACCGTCGAATAGTCCACCGCGAACCGGTCAATCGTTGGCCCGGTTTCGACCAGCGAAACATCCGTTAAATCACCAGACAGGGAGTTAGTGACGATATCGGAGACGATGTACAGCACCGTCTTTCCGGTCCACTCGTATTGGCCCGCCAGCCGCCGCGTGGTGGCGTGGTTGAGGTCGGTGGCAGTGAGGCGGCATTCGTTCGCCGCGGTATGGTCCCGGCGCGTGGTCGAGACTTCTTGCGCGGTCCCGAAAAACTGCACGTCCGACGCTTGGTCCTGGACCTCTACAATGTTGCCGACGACGGGCACCACTGAACCAGTTGCGTCGGTGGTCACTAGTTCGCACGTCGCCGGTTCCCCGAGTGTTCTGGTAAGCGAAATAGACGCGGGAGCCGTTACGCTGTTGCGCAGCGTGGAGGCGATTAAAACAGAGATGCCCACCTAGATACCCCGAGCCTTCAGAAACCGCGCTAGGCGGTCGGCAAAGTCGCCCATCTGGGCATCGCTCATGAGGTAGGCCCCGGCCATGGATACATTGACCGTTCCGCCGCCGCCACCGAAGCCGCCAGCGGTTTCCATGCGAATCAAGGACTCCCATACGGACTTCATGTGCGGCCAGTATTCGTTGGCTTTGTTGAGCGTGTGCAGGAGGTGAATTTGGCTGTACCGGACCTCGTGCTCGATGAGGTCAAGCGTTTTGTTCATGGCAGCAAATTGGAAATTGCTAACAACTGAGGAGATTGCAGTAACGGCACTAGAAACCGCAGTCACCATGGCTGTGACCGGGTTGGCTGCGGCCATCGCGCCGCCGACACCAGAGGACGCGCTACCGCCCGCCCCGAGCATTCCGGATAGCCCGCCCGCAGCGCTTCCCGCGCCACCCGCTGCCGACTTGGCTACACCCGTGCCGCCGCTGAAGACCGTTCCAAAGACGCCGCCAACATCGAGCAGCTTTTTGGAGAGCTTCGTTAGCGCGCCTTCAATCAGCTCGCGCACGATGGCCTGCCCGGCTTGTTTCGCTACCTTTTGGAGCATGTCGCCCATCTTGCCGCCCTCGAAAATGATCCCGGCGATGCCGCGCGATAAGTCGGTGACGACAGTGGAAACCTGCTGCATGGCCTTGGTTTGGGCTTTGGCGGAGGTGGTCGCTGCGCGCCCAGTGCCTTCGATAGCGGCCTTCAGCTTTTCTTCGGCCTCGATGACCATGTTTCCCGATACATTCGGATCGCCACGGCGGTTTGCCTCTCGCAGTAAATCGGCGTTGCGCTGGAGATTGGCGATGCGCTTCGCGCGAGCCGATTCCGTTTCAATTCCCATATCGCTGGCTGCATCCTTCGCGCCCCATGTAGTTGGCAGCTCGGGGAAACCAAGCGGAGTACCCGCGCCCATAGCTCGCACGTTGTCATTGGCGACAAGTTTCTCTTGCTCCGCAATAGCCCGCTTTAGAGATGTGGCATACTCATCCGAGCGCCGCGCAAGGCCCTCAAACGCACTCGAATTGAGTTCGAGTTTTTTCCCTAGCCCATCGCTCGCGTGGATGAAATCAAACACCGCATCTTTTGCGCGTCCAACGCCAGCCTTTACCCGTTCGAGACCTTCCACGTACACCAGAGAGCCTTTAGAAATAATGGATGACGCCACTTCTCCGTATCCCTTGGAGAAATCCATTACGGCAACGCGGGCGGCAACGCTAGACACCTTGATTGTGTTCGACGCCTTTTCCATTGCCGCGCCCAGCGCCTTCACTGGCGGCTCTGCCTTCTTCGCTTCGCCCGTAAACAGCCCAAGTTCAGTAGATAGAGCTTTCAGGTCAATCCCAAATCGCTTCGCTGCGCTGGCCGGCTGATCGAATACGCCGCCGTTTGCAATCTGCGCTCCATTCCCGAGCGGCTTGCCGTTGTCCTCGAAACCCTTGATGAGATCCTGTTGCCCGGTCTTCAACCGGTCCTGAAACTCTTTCAGCGCCTTGTACTTTTCGTTCAGCTTATCGATGCTCGAAAGCGTTTGCGCCACAGCCGCCACCAGCGTGACGGCAAACAGACCGACCATAGCCGCGCCCGCCGCGCCCGCTACGACCTGCATTGACGCGATCCCGGTAGACACCTTCCCGATAACGGAAACCACCGGACCGGCCGCGATAGCAACGCCGCCCAGCGTCAACGCAAGGTTCTGCGCTTCCGGAGATAGGTGCGTGAAGGCGTCCACGCCGTCGGCCGCGGCGGTTACCATGGCTTCTATCTTCGGGATCACCGCCGTGACGGTCGGCAGGAGCTTCTGCCCAACGCGCTCGGCCGCCTGCGTCACCGCATCGCCCAGGTTTTCAAAGCTGTTTTTCGTCCCGCCGGTGACCTGCTTCAGCTTTTCAAGCTGCGCGACGACCTTGGTTACAAACTCTTCAGCGCCAATCCCGGCCTTTTGCAGCACCTCGGTGTCAGCGGTGCCGAAGGCGTCTTTCATGGCCACGCGGATCTGCGGAACCCGCTCGGCAAGCTGGTTGATTTCCTCCGCGCTGATTTTGCCCTTGCTGGCAATCTGCGAGAGCGCGAGCGTCACGCCGTCAAGCTCCGCTTTGCCCTTGCCGACGGTGGCGAGGGCGTTGCCGAATGCCTTCAGTGACCGCTCCGCGAGTTGCGCGGAAAAGCCTGCCGCCTGGAGAGACGTGCTGCCCTGAATGGCTTCTTTCAGCCCGAGGCCGGGTAGTTTCGCCACTTCCTTTAGGCGTGCAAGTTGGGTTTCGAGTGAGCCGGATTCCTTGGTGACGGCGCCCAGTCCAGCTTTCAGCGCCTCCATGTCAGCCGCGGTCTTGACGACAGCCACGCCCAGCGCCACGGCAGGAGCGGTGATTCCCAGCGTCATGGCCGAACCAACGGACGATAACTTCGCGCCAAGGCTTTCGACGCTACGGGAGGCGGCGTTAACTTTGCCGGTGGTGGATGCCGTAACGGCTTCTACCTGCGCCATAGCAGCCTTAAAGCTGGTTGGGTCGCCTGTAATCCGATATGTGATGTCGTTGGCCATTATTTGATTCGGTTGATCGTTCCCACGGCTTTCGCGTAGGCTGAGGTGAGAAGGCGGGCGACGGTCGAACGGGTTGAGAAGATAGCGGCGCGGAAGAAGCGGCCTGGCTTAATGCGTCGGTCGGAACGGCCTCGCTCGAACAAAGCAGCGAGGGACATAGATAGCCCGCGCGAGGCCACAGTGCCGCCCTTACGGCGCGTTGCGCCCTTGCCCCATGCGATGAACAGGCGCGGGTCTTTTGCTTGCGAGGAGAGCCCTGTACGCATCCCGACCAGCACCGCGCGCTTCCGCTTGTCGTCGGTGGCCGCGTTGAAATCAGAGAATGCGAAGATGGCCGGCTTATCGCCGGAATACAGCCGCCTCGGGGCTCCCGCTGATGCTGCGCCCGCCCTCGCTTTATCACGGACAATCAGCGCAGCGGACCGGAAACCGTCGTGTACTTCCGCGCGTGCGATTTCCCACGCAGCCCCGACGCGCTTGCCGCCAGGGTCTACGACTTCAGCGATGGCGCGGAAAGCGGCTTTCGCCTCTCGCAGCCGCGCCGCGTCGAATTTTGCTCCCCATTTTTTCGCCATCGTCTAAGCCGGAACCATTCGCCTCGCCCGCAATCGTGAATAGATCGCAGGTTTGGCCGGGCGTCATCTCCCAAAACTCTTCGCTTGTCAATCCGATGTGGACGCGAGCGCTGGCCCAAAGTCGTCGCCAGAATTCGCGTCTGTCGTAGGGCGGTCCGTGGGCTCGGCTTCGAGCTTCATAATTCGCCGGATCGCTGGCGCCAGTTCAGCCACTAGCTTTTTCAGGACATCGGCGTAGAAGTCGGATTTCTCGCCGGTTACCGCGTCCAGACACTCCATGAGAGGCACTTCCGACGCGGGGAACTTCTGGCGCAGGATCGCATACAGAAGCACGCCGTTTTGGTAGTAGGCAGGCTTCGTGAATAGCGAGCCTGGCCCGCCCTCCAGGATGTTGATATCCAACTCGCCGGCGGCCATGGCTAGGCAGCCGTTCGTTAACTGAAGAGGGTAACTCTTCCCCCGCCACGGCACAAGCGTAGCGGGGGTTACAGGGTCAATCATTGTGCCTCCTTAGGCGGTGGTGGTAACGGCGGTGGTCAGCTTGATGACGACATCAAACATAACCGCGCCGTCGAGGTCGTATTTCTTCGTCATGTTTTTGATGTAGCCAGAGAACGTAAGCGTGCAGTCGCCCGCGTCGTCGTCGATGATGCTCATGGCGACCGGGGTCTGTGCGGAGGCGTCGTAGGCGGCCAGCATGGCCACCTGGCCCGCGTCGGCCGGGTCGTAGAACATCGGAAAATTCAGTTCCTTGGCGGTGCGGCGGCCGGGAATGAAGACTTCCGTCTCGTCGTCAATCGCGGTGACGTTGATATCGTTTTTGTCGCCGCCCGAGAAGGACATCGAGCCGACGCCGGGGATCGCTGTAAGGGTCGAGGTGACGGTGTACTTAAAGACGGTTCCGGCAACTGCCGAGAATGTAGCCATAGTTGGGCTCCTTCTGCCTCACGGCAGTAGTTGAAGTGGTTGGGGGCTTTATATCCCCCTCGCCGGGTGTCTCACGACATGCCGGAAAACTAAACTGTGATCGAAAGCGTTTGCAATACCGCAAACAGCCCGCGCGCCGCGGCCTCTTCGCTTACGAGGTCGCTTTCGTCCGTGACCGTGCAGCGCTTGAACGCCACGGTGCTAAATGTGCCTGTCACGTTGTCTAGGTCGGATTTCGTGGCCTCCGCACCCGCCCATGCGGCTGATTGGGATGCGGCGTAGTGTATGATTTCCACGCCATATTCGCGTGGTGCTCCAGCGCCGTTGATGTGCTGCGCAATGCGACGGCAGGAGGTTTGGCGGAATGCCATAAACGGCTGGGTGACGTTCTGCGTTTCGTAGCACCAGAACACCTTGGACGCGCCATAGTGGGCGATGGTGGCTGTGGCGTCGGTGCGGAGGTGGGTGCCTAGAGCTTCGGGTAACGTCATGATCCGTAACTCACCGCGTCACGTGCGTAAATATGCAACGCTTCGTGACGCTCGCCTGGGTCACTGAGGCCCGTGATGTCGTAGTACCGGCCCGCGTATTTCAGCCGGTGGCGCGTGGTTAGTGTGTCCATGTACAGCGCCTCAAAAACTACGGCGTCTTCCTGTTGAAGCGCGCCCGCTACAACCACTTCGCGCTGCGTCAGATTGCGTTTATGCGCCCAAAATTCGAGCGCCGGGGTGTCACTCCAGGACGGCTGCGGGTCGCCCGCGCCTCCCGTCGTTTCGGTGCTGGCGAAGGCTTGCACCCATGCAGTCCGCTGGCCGGTGCGGATCATCGGATGATCCAATTCGCAAGCAACGCCATCACACCAAGCTCGATCTGCTTGGATGTGACGACGGCGGATTCGCCCACGGCCACCGCAGAGCGGTTTTCGTAGAAGTGCGCGGCGAGTAGCAGCACGGCGGCCTGCAACTGATAAGGCACAACCGCCGCCGATGCCCACCCGCAAACGAACTGAATTTCGATAGGGTCAAGCGTGCGCAGCGTGGCCGTCGGCCATGACTGGCCATACTTCAGCGCCAGCACGCCCGGATCACGGGCGATAGAGACGGCGTAGTAGCTACTGGCAAAGGTCGATTGAGCGTCCGCGGTGTCGGTGTATTTGACGTGCGTGACGCTTTGGAGCTGGCCGAACGGCAGGTCGAACCTATCGCCGCATGGCCAGGAGTCCAGGAACCACTTCCAAGTCTGCGTCACCAGTTTTCGCCCGGTGATGGTTTCCACGTATTCCTGCGCCGCACGCACGTAGGGTTGGTACTGCTCGGCTGGTTGGCCGGCAGCGCGCGCGTGCGCCTCCATCTGCGCATCTGTGATGGCAAATTCGGTGGGCGCGGTGACGAGTTGGTAGGCGTGGGAGGTCATAAAAAGAAGCAGCTAGCGGCGGTAGGGGATCAGCCACTTGACGGGGTGCCCCTGGTTGTCGCCTTCCAGGTAGCTGCGAATGGCTCGAAAAAAAACGGGGCGGAGGAGCCGCCCCGGTCAGGAGAGAGAGGGTTAGTCGATGGCCGTGTTGGTCGCGGAGCCGCCAAACTTGGGACCGAGGAGAGCGATGGCGATGCCGCCCAGAACGGGCGAATCAACCACCTCGACGGCCTTCAGCCTGGCGTACTTGTAGCCCGCGCTGGCGAGTTCCTGCGCATCCACCTGGACGGCGTACATCTGCGAGGAGCCCGCCGTGGTGGCAAAACCGGAAGACGTGGTAGTCGTGACGGCGCCCTGAACGTCGGTGCTGGTGATGGCCTTGTAAAAGAACGGAACCGCCGTGGTGTTGCTCGGGGTCACGTCGTCGCAGGCTTCGACGGTGATTGTGCTGGTTCCCGTGGCGCCGACTCCCTTGTAGACAAGGAACAGGACGCCTTGGTGGTTAGAGACATCGACCACATCGGAAACTGCCGTTCCCGCGAAGGCATCGGCCACCGGATCAAGGCCCTTGATAAAATGCTGATTCTGAAGTTCTTCGTAACGCATTGATTTCCCTTTCGTTTTATGCGCGGGCGACTGTGTGCCGCCCGCCCGGTGGAATTGGTTAGCTGCGGGTTTCGACCGTGACGAACGGCGACTGCGTGGCCGAGCCCTTGAACGGCGTCAGCGGCTTGCGTACCATCGAGTGCCCGTTGAAATCCGTGGACCACTTGAACGTCATTTCGTCGTAGATAAAACGGACGTGCATGGACTGAGCCGAGCGCAGCCCGCCCTGGGAAATCGTCACGTACTTGGACATATTCGCCAGAACCACGTCGCCCGCGGTGCCGAGGGTTTCGGCCTGCTCCACGATCACGACCGGGTAACCAAACAGCGTGCCGAAGTACGGCGAGCCGGAAGCGTTGCCGTTGGGCAGGAACACTGGCATCTGGCCGACGGTCATCAGCGGAAGTTGGCCGATGGTGTCGCGGTTGATGAACCAGCGGATCGTGTCGCCGGGGTTCGCGAGCAAACGGGACAGCATCGACGTGGCGTTTTCAATGACAAAGGTGGCGGCGGTCTGCGCCGATTTCTTGGTCACCGAAACCAGCAACGAGGCACCCTCGTAGCTCTGCGTGGCAAAGCCGAGGCACTGGCCGACGCCGGTACCGCGCCAGATTTCGTTATCCTTCACAAACGCCATTTCGGACGCAAACGCGCGCTCCAGGATCGTGCTGGTGGCCGGGGCGTTCCGCAACTGCCGGTCCGTCACGTAGGCCAATCCCTTGAGGGTTTCCAGCTTCAGGTCGTGACGGGCGAACTTGGGCTTGGTGGACGTGGGCGCGTCGGCCTCACTGGCCCGGTACACACGCACGCCGCCCCAGCGGGAGCCGGTGGCGCGGGAGGTTTCGTCGATGTACGGCAGCTCGATACCGTCCGAGCCTTCGCCAATCGGCACATCGAACGCCAGCGGCGCGATCTGCCCGATTTCGGCGGCCTTCTGCATCAGGACCGTCGAGAAGTCGGTGCTGACCAAATACCCTCCTTCGCTCGGGACCGTCGAATTGACGCCAGACGCGGCCAGGTTCGTCTCAAACAGGCGCTTGTCGATCTGCCCGCCGTAGCCGTGAAACGAGCCAGCCGGCGACTGGGCGTAGGCGATGGCCGCAAGCTGCTCGCCGAAGTTGGCAAACGGCCGCTTTGCTTCGTTGTCGCTGGTCACCCGGCCCGGTTCGCGCGTCGCGTTTGCCTTCGCCTTGGCTTCCAGAGCCTCGATGGCGGCCAGTTCGGCCTTGATGCCGTTGAGTTCCACTTCCTTGGCGTCCACCGCGGCCAGGTGCGCGACGATATCGGCGGCGGCTTCGGACGCCTTCAGCAGCGCGTCATATTCGGCCGTGGTTGCGGCCAGCTTCTCGATGAGTAGCTTTTTCTTCATGGTTGCCCCTTTGCGCTTGTGGCGCGGGTTGGTTGTTGGTTAGCGGCCAAGGACGCGGAAACGGCGCTGCTTGATCTGCAGCGCCAGGCGTGCCTTTTGTTCGCTCTGATCTGCTTCGCTGGCCGCGCCAGTGGGTGCAGAGAGGTCGGTGAAAAGTTCTGCCGGTACTTCCATTTGGCAGTCACTCAGGAATTGGGCGGATGGGTCAGCCCCGCGCGAGACGAGGGAGACGTGGAACGGCTGCCACTTGGTAGCGCGAAGGTGCGGAATGCCAGTCTCGACCGGTTCGGCCTTTACGAGTTCACCGGTGATTCGCGCGCCCATGGAGACGTTGGCCAGCACGCCGCTTTTGATGTCGCCGATGAGCCCGGCCATCTCCTGTCGGTCTGAGAAGCGGACGAAAGCCCGACCGGCTCCTTTGATTTCGGCGCGCTCGATGACGCCTAAAGTGTGGTCGATGTCTTCGACGTGATCCACTACGAACGGAGCCCGGCCGCTATTTAGGAGAGAAAGATCCACCGCGCCCGGCTCCATGGAAAACGAGAGGTGAAACATCTTCCGGCCATCAGTGCGCAGCACGGGCGTGCCAGCGTAGAACATGATTTCGCGCGGTGCTTTCGCGTCGGCACTTTCGGCTAGGACTTGCCCGCCTAGAATGAATGTCGTTTTCACTGCGCCACCGCCTTCTGCTGTTGCTGTTGACCGGCCATTGCCACGGGGATCATCGCGCCCTGCACCATGTACACTTCGCCGCCGTCGTAGGGGTTGCGGTTGTCGATGGCGCGGATTTCATTGGCGTTCAGGACACCGATGTTTCGCATAGCGGCAAGGAAAGCCGCGCGGCCCGCGGAATCCCCGCGCATGAGTGCATCCAAATTGAACTCGGCATAGACTCGCTCAGACTCGCGCGGCCCGAATAGCTGCATGTTGATGCGCCGTTCGATGCGGGTGCACTCGGGCCGGATGGTGTTGGTTGCCCACTCCAGGCCCTGGTGTTCGATGTTGTTGTTGGTGCTCCTCGCTAATTCGCCGATCATATGCAGCGGCACGCGATAGGCGCGGGCGATCTCTTCGATCTGGAACTTGCGGAGTTCAAGGTACTGCATGTCCGTGTGATTCACGGGCACGGTTTTGATCTCCATTCCGCCGTCGAGAATGCCCAGCTTGCCGGCGTTCTTGACGCCGCCGAAGCGCTGCATCATGTAGTCGAGGAGCTGGAATTTTGACTTATCAGAAATCGCGTTCGGCCCGGTGATGTACGCCATCGGCGCCGCATTGTTGCGGAAGTAGTTCGCCCCGTAGGTTTCGGCGGAGGCGGCGAGGTCAAGCGACTGGCGCATGTAGGCCAGCGGATTCATGCCCTTGAGCCGCGTCACGCCGTCGTAGCCCATGCCGGGGATGTGGAGGATGTCGCCCTGCACGTACTCGCGCGTGACGGCGCCTTCGCGGTAAAGGAAGACCAGTAGCCCGGTTTCGGCGTCCTTGCGCACGTCCATGCGGCTGGAGTCGAGCGGGATCAGCTCGCGCACCTTGCCGCGGCCGTCAAGTTGGATGAGCGCGTAGAAGTTGCCGTCCGTGCAGAGGGACTGCTCGGCCACCTGCCAGAACTCAAAGGCGCTCATGGCGTCATTGGGGGCGTCGTGGAGGAGATAGTACAGTTCGTGGTCCCGCGCGAGTTCGCGGCCGTCGCCGGTACGCCTGAAGACCTGGCATGGCAGAGAGCCGATGGTTTCTGAGCGCAAGCGCACGCAAGCGTTCACCGCATTGATGCGAAGGGCGGCCTCGCTGCTATCAAACTGACCGAGAAATGAGCCGAAGGACGGCGTAACCGAGCGATACCAGAAGTCAGAGTCAGGCGGTTCAGAGGCCCCGAGCTTAGTTAGTAATTTGCCAAAAAGGTTCAAGGCTGCCTCCTTCCCATATGGATTTTATCGGCTGGCCGATAATCGCAATACCCGTAGCCATCGCAATGGCAATCACCGGGTCGATTCGCTTCGAGTTCTTCATCCGCTCGGGTTTCACCGGCTTGATGAGGTCACCAGGCGCCTGCGTGATCTGCGTGCAGTCAACGGACCAGCGGACCAGCGGCGAGCCTTCATGTACGGCGGCCCGGTCGTAGACCAGCTTTTCAAACCGCCGGCACGCTGGACTCATTGACTGGTAGCCCTGCCCGAAGTCGATCACGTCTAGGCCGGCGTCTTGTA